CTCGGAGCCGGGCCTGGCCCGCGGGGGCGGGGCGGACGCTCGGCGGGGCGAGGGAGGGCCGCCCGGCTCCCGAGCCTACCGACAACACCGAGATGGAAGAGTGCACCGACGCTTATGTGTCCTTCGTCCTCGACGCGGCTAAGGCTCTCGCCCCTGCCGAGGTAGCGGTGGAGCAGATGGTGGACTTTGGCCACCTGGTCCCTGGCGGCTTCGGCACGGCTGACTGCATCGTGATCTCTGAGGACACCCTGCACATCATCGATCTGAAATACGGCAAGGGCGTGAAGGTCGAGGCTGAGGGCAACCCGCAGCTGCGCTTGTACGCCCTGGGTGCTCTCGCTGAGTTCGGAGTCCTCTACGACGTTAAGCACGTCAAGATGACGATCTTCCAGCCCAGGCTCTCCCACTACTCCACCGCCGAGATGGAGCGCGCAGACCTGGAAGCGTGGGCCGCCACTGAGGTGGTGCCCGCCGCCCAGGCCGCAGACTCCGGAAATGGAGAGTTCAAGCCCGGCGAACACTGCCGGTGGTGCCGAGCGAAGGCGATCTGCCGTGCACGCGCAGAAGGCAACCTCGCTCTCGCACAGAAGGAGTTCGCCAAAGCACCGGAGCTTGCCCCTGAAGAGATCGCCGAGATCTTGGAGAAGGGTAAGGACTTGGCCGCCTGGGTGAAAGACCTGGAAGAGTGGGCCTCCGCCCAGCTCAAAGCCGGTGAAGCCGTTCCTGGCTTGAAGCTAGTGGCGGGACGTGGCCGCCGGACTTTCACCGATCCAGAGGCCGCCGCAACCACCGCAACGCTCGCAGGCTTCGAGGCCTTCGAGCAAAAGCCCCTCTCCCTCTCCGCCCTGGAGAAGGCCATGGGCAAAAAGAAGTTCGCCGAGATCCTCGGATGCTTCGTCACCAAAACCACCGGAGAGCCGCAGCTTGTGGCGGCCTCCGACCCACGCGCCGCGTGGAACCCCGTAACCCCGGAATCTGAGTTCACGAAGGAGAACTGAAACCATGTCAACCCGAATCATGCTGAAGAACGTCCGTTTGTCTTACGCCCATGTGTGGGAGCCTCAGCCCGCGAAGGAGGACGGCCGCGAGCCGAAGTACGCGACCTCGGTCATTATCCCCAAGTCGGATACGGCGCAGATCAAGAAGATTGAGGCAGCCATCGAGGCCCTTCTGAAGGCCGAAGGCCCCGCGAAGTTCGGCGGCAAGGTCCCGCCGCTTGGCTCCCTGAAGCTCCCGCTGCGCGACGGCGACACCGAACGCGATGACGAAGCCTACCAGGACGCAATGTTCCTGAACGCCTCTTCTAAGACGCGCCCGGGCATCGTCGATCAGAACGTTGAGCCGATCCTGGACCGCGACGAAATCTACTCCGGCGTTTACGTCAACATCTCCATCGAGCTGTACATCTTCAATGTCAACGGGAACCGTGGTGTGGCCTGTGGCCTCGGCAACATCCAGAAGGTTCGCGACGGTGAAGCCCTGGGTGGCGGTGCCATCAAGGCCGAATCTGAGTTCGCCGTTGTCGATGACGACGCTTCGGACTTCCTCGCCTGACCTATACATCTAGGTCTTTCAGCCCGAGTGGAACGCTCTCAGGTTCGAGCCCTGGGCGGGCACTAGAAGAACACCCCACCTACTTGAAGGAGGTGCCCATGAAAACTCTCAGCATCGATATCGAGACCTACTCTGAAGCGAGCCTGTCATCGACCGGAGTCTATCGCTACGCAGCGGACCCTTCGTTCACAGTCCTACTCTTCGCCTACAGCGTCGACGCTGGTCCGGTGCAGATCGTGGACCTGGCCCAGGGCGAGAGTCTGCCCGCCGAGGTCGAGGCCGCACTGAGTGATCCAGACGTTGAAAAGTGGGCGTTTAACGCTCAGTTTGAGAGGGTGTGCCTCTCGGCCTACCTGGGCGAGAAGCTCGATCCGCGCGGCTGGTACTGCTCCATGGTCTGGGCAACGTATGCGGGCATCCCGCTGAACCTCGCGGGCGTGGCCCAGGCGCTGCACCTGGAGACCGAGAAGATGACCGAAGGCAAAGACCTCATCCGCAAGTTCTCCCAGCCCTGCAAGGCCACCAAGACCAACGGAGGCCGCACGCGGAACCTCCCGGAGCACGCGATGGAGGACTGGGAAACCTTCAAGGCCTACTGCATCCGAGACGTGGAAGTGGAGCGCGCAATCGCTTCGCGCCTGTCTCCCCTGCCTATGCCGTATTTCGAGTGGGAGAACTACTGGAGGGATCAGCGGTTTAACGATCTGGGCGTTGGTATCGACGTAGAGCTGGCCTCGAAAGCCGTCGAGGCTGACCTGGAGATCAAAGAAGCGCTCTACACCCAGATGCGCCACTGGACTGGAGTTGAAAACCCTCAGTCGGTGACGCAGCTTCTCGGCTGGCTCCAAGAACACGGAGCGCAGCTGCCCTCCCTGGCGAAGGCTGACGTGGCTTCGGCTCTGGAAGAGGCGGACGGCAGTGTGGCTGACGTACTGGCCGCCCGGCTGGAGATCGCCAAATCGTCGGTGAAAAAGTACGAGAAGATGCTCGACTGTGTGTGCCCAGACGGGCGCGCACACGGCCTACTGCAGTTCATGGGCGCGGGCCGTACCGGTCGCTGGGCGGGCCGCCTGGTCCAAGTCCAGAACCTCCCCAGGCAGACTTTCAGCGACCTGGAGGAAGCAGCCGCCCTGGTCAAAGCGGGCCAGGCGGACATGCTCGGCCCGCTGTGGGGATCCGCGCCGAACGTGCTATCTGAGCTGATCCGCGCGGCTTTCGTCGCAGCCCCCGGCCACCGCTTCCTAGTCGCTGACTTTTCCGCTATCGAGGCCCGCGTGATCGCCTGGCTCGCTGGCGAACAGTGGGTGCTGGATCTGTTCAAGAACGGCGGGGACATCTACTGCGAGACGGGAACCCGTATGTTCGGCCAGGAAGTGAAGAAACACTCTCCCCTGCGCCAGCGCGCCAAGGTCGCTGTGCTGGCCTGCGGGTATCAGGGCGGTGTCGGTGCACTGAAGGCCATGGGTGGCGAAAAGCTGGGACTTAGCGAGGATGAAATGGCCTCCATTGTTGACGCTTGGAGGAAAGCTAACCCTCGTATCGCTCAAATGTGGTGGGACGTGAACCGCGCGGCCTTGGAAGCGATCAAGAACGGCACCTCGCAGATGGTGGGCCGGATCAAGGTTTATCAAAAGCTCGGCGCGCTAGTGATCGCCCTACCGTCTGGCCGTGAGTTGATCTACCCCTCGCCGCGTGTTGGTGAAAGCCGCGTCGGTGGCGAGTCAATCACGTTCATGGGACTTGGGCTGAACCGCAAGTGGGGCAGGATCGAAACCTACGGCGGGAAGCTGGTTGAAAACATCGTCCAGGCCACCGCCCGAGACGTGCTCGCCCACTCCATGGCAACGCTGGAGGCCGCAGGCTACCCCACGGTCATGCACGTACACGACGAAGTGATTACCGAAGTCCCCTACGGGCGCGGCTCAGTCGATGAACTCTGCGCGCTCATGTCCCAAGGCCCTAAGTGGTCGAAAGGCTTACCCCTCGCAGCCGAGGGCTTCGAGTCAACCTACTACAAGAAAGGATAGAAACAGTGCAGTTGAAAATCTCCACAGCCCCTCGGCGAACCTCCACCAAGTGGCTAAACTCCACGATTGACTGGGCCGAGCTGTGCGAACGTCTCGTGCAGACGCACCGCACGCCGGAAACCCTTGCGCAGTTCCTGAAGATGACGCATGCCGAGCAGTCCGACGTGAAAGACGTGGGCGGCTTCGTCGCAGGCCACTTGGCCGAGGGCAGGCGTAAGAAAGGCTCAGTGCTGTGTCGCTCTGCTCTGGCCTTGGATATCGACTTTGGCACGCCGGACGTGTGGCTCACGCTCGCAGAAGAGCTGACCTGCGCGGCTTGTGTGTACACGACGCATAAGCACACGCCGGAGGCTCCGCGCCTTCGTATCGTAGTCCCGCTGGCCCGCGAGGTCAGCGCCGAAGAGTATGTGCCCGTGGCACGCGGCTTCGCGTCGCGTATCGGCATGGACTACTTCGACGATTCAACCTACGAGCCGCACCGCCTGATGTACTGGCCCTCGACTCCGGTCGACGGGGAATACGAATGCTTGACGTTCGAGGGTGAGCCGCTGGATCCTGACGTGATCCTGGACAGTTATACGAACTGGCAGGATGCGTCCACCTGGCCGATGTCAACCAGGCAGGTCAGTGTGGTTGCCTCCACGGCCTCCAAGCAGGAGGATCCGAGGGAAAAGTCCGGCATCGTGGGCGCGTTCTGTAAGGCGTACACGATCCAGGAGGCCATCGAGGCGTTCATCCCTGTGTATGAAGCGATCTCCGAGGATCGTTACACCTACACGCCAGGCGAGGCGACCGGTGGCCTGGTTGTCTACGAAAACGGACTGTTTGCCTACTCGCACCACGGCTCAGACCCGGCTGGGCAGCAACTCTGCAACGCTTTCGACTTGGTTCGCCTCCACAAGTTCGGAGAGCTGGACCGTGACGCACAAGGCGCGTCCGGTGGGAAGGCCCCCTCCTATAAGGAGATGACCGCCTGGGCCGCTGACCTGCCCGAGGTGCGCTCCCAGCTGCTTCTCGCCGCCGTGGATGAGTTCGAGACTGTCACGGGCGAGTCCGGCGAATGGATGGCAGGCCTCGACCTGGAAACCGATAAGGCCGGGAAGCTCCGCCCCACTCTGCCGAACCTGGTCACGCTTCTAAGGGCCGATCCGAACCTGAAGGGGATCGCATACGATGAGCTGTGGAACTCTATTGCGGTGAAAGACATCCTGCCCTGGGCGCGCCCGGCACTGCCCTGGAGAGACGTTGACGATGCGAACCTCGCGGCATACGTGGAAGAGCGCTTCGCGCGCTTCGCAGAACGCGACCTGAAAAACGCACTGGCCATCGTTGCCGACGAACGCAAATTCCACCCGGTGAGAGATTACCTGAAGTCACTGCCCGCCTGGGACGGGATCGAGCGCGTAGACACTCTGCTAGTCAATTATCTCGGCGCAGAAGATGATGAGTACACCCGAGCCGTGACACGTAAGCTGCTCTGCGCGGCCGTAAGGCGAGCCAAGAGGCCGGGAGTCAAGTTCGACACCATGCTGGTACTGGCAGGCCCGCAGGGTATCGGAAAGTCAACCCTGATCGCGCGCCTTGGTGGCGACTGGTTCAATGACTCCCTGTCTCTCGCTGATACGCGGGATAAGACAGCGGCCGAGAAGCTCCAAGGCTTTTGGATCCACGAGTTCGGCGAGCTCGCAGGGCTGAGGAAGGCTGATACAGAGTCCCTGCGCTCTTTCCTCTCACGCCAAGATGACATCTACCGAGGCGCATACGAGCGCCGCGTCTCTCGCCACCCGAGGCAGTGCGTCTTTTTCGGCACAACGAACGCTGAGGACGGCTTCCTCACAGATCCAGCGGGCAACCGCCGCGTGTGGCCGGTCGACGTGACCGGCGACTGTATCGCGAAGCCCTGGGACCTGACCGACCGAGATGTGGACCAGATCTGGAGCGAGGCTGTCACGCTGGAGCGCGCGGGAGAGCCGCTGCACCTCACGGGCGCTGTCGCCCGGATGGCGAAAGACCGACAGAGGGACGCTATCGAGGTTGACGAGCGTGTGGGCATGATCGCAGAGTTTTTGGACCGACAGATTACGTCCGACTGGGCAGGGCTGAGTGCCTCCGAGCGCCGGAACTGGTTCATGGGGATCGCCCCTGACTCCGAGCCTCGCGAGCTGGTCCAGCGTGACAGCGTGAGCGTGATTGAGATCTGGTGCGAGTGCCTGGACAAACGCCAGGCGGACCTATCGAGGCGTGATTCTTACTGGATCGGAAACGCGCTTAGAAAGCTTGGTTGGGAGGCTGGAAAGAACCCCCTCCACCGAGGCCCGTATGGACGGCAGAGGGCTTTTATAAGGCTCCCGGAAGCGTCGAAAAAAGATGTTTTCTAGCAACAAGCTACGGAACAAGCTCTGCCGCTATGGGAACAAGCTTGGATTTTTGGGAACAAGCTCCGAGCGTTGCTCTGGAACAAGAACAGTTGAAAACTTACTTGTTCCAGAGCTTGTTCCAGAGCTTGTTGCCGGTAAAAACCGCTAAATATCAATGAAAAATAAGTCTCTGGAACAAGTGGAACAAGAAATTTCTATATAGAGTAAATGGGCATATATACACCCCGTATAGGCGCATATACACGTATATATAGGGCTTTTCAAAGTTTGCCGAAATTCTTGTTCCACTTGTTCCCAGAGCACACGGCGAAGGAGCCAGGTGTGCGAGAAAAAACAGTTGAACAAAAGTTAGTCCAAGCGGTGCGCGCAAAAGGCGGTGTGTGCTGGAAATTTGTTTCGCCGTCAACGGTCGGTGTGCCTGACCGAGTGGTGATTCTGCCCGGTGGGCATATCGGCTTTGTGGAGGTCAAGGCCCCAGGCGAAAAGCCCCGCCCCGTCCAGGTGGTTCGGATCGATCAGCTTCGAGGCCTGGGCGCAACCTGCCTGGTCCTCGATGACATCTCCGAGGTAGAGGCGGTGTGCGATGCAATTCAAGGCGCATGACTACCAACGCGCCGCCATCGATTACGTGGTGGAGCATCCCAGGTGCGCGCTCTTCCTCGACATGGGCCTCGGTAAGACGGTGATTACCCTGTCAGCGATTCAAGACCTGGCCCTCAATCGTTTTGAGGTCTCCCGCGTCTTGGTGATCGCCCCTCTTCGCGTCGCTCGCGACACCTGGGCGGACGAAGCGGCCAAGTGGGACCACTTAGCGGGCTTGGACGTGGCCTGCGCCGTGGGAGACGCGAAGCAGCGCTCTAAGGCCATCGAGAGCGGAGCACTGGTTACGACGGTAGGCAGGGACACTATTCCCTGGCTGGTCGAGAACTACGGGAAAGCCTGGCCGTTTGACATGGTGATCCTCGATGAATCTTCATCGTTCAAGAACCATCAGTCTAAGCGGTTCAAGGCCCTGAAGTCGGTGCTAACGAAAATCACTCGGATGGTCGCCCTCACCGGTACGCCAGCGCCTAACAGCCTGTTGGATATCTGGGCGCAGTTCCGCTTGATTGACGGCGGTAAGCGCCTCGGCCACTTCCTCACCCACTACCGAGATGAATTTTTCCAGCCGGATAAGCGCAGCGCCGCCCAGATCTTCACCTGGAAGCTCAAGCATGACGCGGACCTGGCGATCTACGCCCGGATCAACGACATCACGCTCTCGATGAGCGCGGTAGACCACCTCGACCTTCCGCCCGTCACCTCCACAGTGGTGCCTGTCGATCTTCCAGCGACTGCCAGGCGCGCGTACAAGCAGCTGGGCGAGCAGATGCTCTTAAGCCTGCCAGGCGGCTTGGTAGACGCGAAGAACGCTGCAGGCCTATCGAACAAGCTCATGCAGCTGGCCTCCGGGAGTCTCTACACCGAGCAGGGCACAGCCGAGCTGGTCCACGGTGCGAAGATCGAGGCCTTGGGCGAGTTGATCGAGGCCGCCAGCGGCTCCCCTGTCATGGTGGCCTACTGGTTCAAGTCTGACCTGGCACGTCTGCTTGAAGCCTTCCCGCAGGCGCGCGAGCTCTCAGACGCGGCTTCGATGAGGGACTGGAACGCGGGCCGTATCCCTGTTGGTCTGATCCACCCTGCCTCAGCAGGGCATGGCTTGAATCTGCAGGAGGGCGGCCATCACCTGGTCTGGTACACGGTGCCTTGGAGCCTCGAACTGTATCAACAGACTAACGCGCGTTTAGCGCGTCAAGGCCAGCGTTTCCCGGTCTCTGTTCACCACCTTATTGCCCGTTCAACGATTGACGAACGTGTGATGAAAGCCCTTGAAACCAAAGACGTAACCCAGTCTGCCTTGATCGATGCGGTGAAGGCGGAGCTGTCGAAAACCATCCATCCATCCAGCGCGAAGGAGTGCTAACCATGATCGAACACACTTGCCCTATCACCGGTGAACCTATCAAACGCCATGAGACCGTTAGCCGGAGCGCCTGCGCGCGGCTGGTCACGCTAGTGTCAGACCTGCCCTCGCTCATGGAGGACGCGACTTACTCGCTGACCACCCACCGGGCGGGAGGCGGTGGAGGCACGGCCACCTCAAAACCGCCTCTGAGCCTTGCTCTCTTGGAAGAGATCGGCGAGATGCGCGACGCGGTAGACGCTTGGGCCGTGGCCACAAGGAACTACGCTCTGCCACCGGTCCCCTACAAGACGGGCGACTGGTACCAGGCCCGGCGGATCTTCCAGGTCAGCGCACCCCACCTGCGCAACTGGGACGAAGCGCCTCAGATGATCGACGAACTCACCTACGCACTCCACCGGATCGAGCTTCTCACAAGCCCAGCGCGTGCTCAGCGCCGCTACGTAGGCCCATGCCCGGAGTGCGGTGTGGACGTGACTGTACGCCCGGAGGCTGAAGAGGCCGTCTGCCATGAGTGCGGAACAAGGTTCGACGTGGGCGACGCTCTCGCGCAGCTCTACGCTAACCTGGCGCAGCTGTGGCTTCCGCGCGAGCAGGCCAGGCGCGCAGCTGAGATGGTCTCCGGGCAGATGATCCCGCAGGGCACGCTCAAAACCTGGATCGCACGCGAAAAAATTAAACCTCGCCAGGAAGGCAAAGGCCCGGCCCTTTACCGCGTTGGAGCCATCACGAGGTTGCTTGCGTTGAAGGCCTGAACCCTGCTAATATGGTAATGGCGTTAAAAGTGTGCCTAGCAGAGATGCTAACCATTAGCGCCAGCGCCCTTTCAAGTAGTAGTAGAAGCCCGGTAGATAGCCACGCTACCGGGCTTTTGCTATGCCTGCGCTTTCACGAAAGGAGGCCGCTGTGCCCAGACGCGAAGGACCAAAAACCACCCGGCTGAAAAAAGAACGCCGAGACCGGATGCACGAAGCCCTCGGCCTCCGCCTCTCCGGCTACCCATACCGCGCGATTGCCAAGGCGATGAAAATCAGCGTGGCCACTTCGCACAAGTACGTGGAAGACGCGCTCAAAGACATCACACGCGACCGCGCCGAAGAGGTCCTAGACCTTGAACTCCACCGCTGCGACGAACTTTTGGCAGTCGCCTACGAGAAGGCCGTCCGGGGCGATCTGTTCGCCATGGATCGCTGCCTCGCCATCATGACCAAGATTGAGAAGCTGCACGGCGTGGAGTCGCCCAAGGCCGCAGACGAAGCCAAGGAGACATACGACATGCTCACGCAGTTGCTCTCAAACTCCATCAAGGCTGCAGCCGCAACACCTGACTAAGGAGGGCACGGCATGTCGCTATCGGCTAAGCAGATCCAGGCTTGGCAGGACATGCTCAACCCTGCTTTTAAGTTCATCCTCATGGACGGAGCCATCCGAAGCGGCAAGACCTTTTCAAGCCTTCTCGCCTTCCTCCACTGGATCCCACAAGCGCCTAAAGGCCACCTCGCGATAATCGGCAAGACGCGAACCACCATCCAGCGAAACGTCCTCGACGTGATAGAGATGCTGGCACCTGGAGCGCTGGGCCGCCATTCCACGCGCTCTGACACGGCCGTTATCATGGGCCGCCGCGTCCAGCTGATCGGCGCGAACGACGCTGCAGCCGAGAATAAAGTCCGAGGCGTAACCCTGGCTGGCGCATACGTCGATGAAGCGACCCTGCTCCCTGAGCCTTTCTTCATCCAGCTGCGAGGCCGCCTCAGCGTGCCCGGTGCGAAGCTCATCGCAACCACCAACCCAGACAGCCCGTCTCACTGGCTTAAAACCGGCTTCATCGACCGGATCCCACGCCCAGGCAACACTGAGGCGCAGATCCGAGAGCGCGGCCAAGAGCCCTTGATTGACTGGGCCTTCCACCATTTCACCATGGACGATAACCCCGGTTTGGAGCCGGAATACATCGAGAGCGTGAAACGCGAGTTTACCGGCCTTTGGTATCGGCGCTTCATCCAGGGCGAATGGGTAAGCGCCGAGGGAGCAGTCTATGACATGTGGGATCCAGCCGCCCACGTGGTGCCCTGGCAGTCCCTGCCCATGATGACGGACTGTTACGCCGTGGGCGTTGACTACGGTACCCAGAACCCTACAGCGGGCTTGATCCTCGCCCATGGAGAAGATGACATCCTCTACCTCGTGGATGAGTACCGGATCGACCGAACCAACCGAGGGCATGGAACATGGACAGACGCGCAACAATCCGATGGACTGCTCACATGGCTAAAGACGAAAGAGCACGCTCCGGGTATGGACTTAGTGCCTGGCCGTATCATCGTCGACCCAGCAGCCGCCAGCTTCAAAGTCCAACTCCGCCAGGATGGCGCGTGGGGCCTGACAGACGCGGATAACGATGTGCTCTACGGTATCCGTCTCATGGCGAGTTTGCTCGCCTCGGGAAGCCTGAAAATCTCCGACCGATGCACCGGGCTGATAGGCGAAATACCCGGCTACAGCTGGGACAGCAAAGCCCAGCTCCAAGGACATGACAAACCGATCAAAACCGCAGACCACAGCCTCGACGCTGCACGCTACGCCCTGGCAACCACCGAGCGCAAATGGCGTGCAAGAGTCGACCACCGCCGATATAAGACCTAGGAGGACCGAATGCCACTTCCCGACCACAACACGCCGTGGCCGCCAGCCGGTTATCAGGCTCTCCTCGACGATATGCGGACCTGGGAGGCATGGTGGATCGGCGATCCACAGAGGCTGTGGAACCTCTACCGCAGCGACTCAGACGTACAAGCCCGCCACCGCCGCCGTAACCTTTCCGGCTTCGTGGGCCGCTTCTTCTGGGGACGTAATCGCGGCACCACGTCAACCGGCGGGCCGTCTCGCGGTGATCTTCACATCCCTATCGCCTCTGACATCTGCGCAACCAGCGCGGACCTGCTCTACTCCACGCCTCCACGCATCACCGCGATTAACGAGGCCACCTCAGACCAGATCGAGCGATACAAGGACGACGGCCTGTTAGAAGCCCTCATCACCGGCGCAGAGACAGCCGCAGCCCTGGGCGGCCGATACACCCGCGTCACCTGGGATCCGGCTATCCTCGCAAGGCCGTTCCTGAGCGTGGTTGACGCAGACGCAGCTATCCCTGAGTTCCGCTGGGGCCGTCTTGTAGCCGTGACGTTCTGGACTGACCTTGCCTCGGACGGCTCGCACTTCATCCGCCACCTTGAACGCCACGAACTCGACGCAGCCGGTAACGGCGTGATCCTCCACGGCCTCTACGAAGGCACCTCCACCAACCTGGGCCGCCTCATCCCGCTAACAGAGCATCCCTCGACCGCTCCCCTGGCCCAGCTGGTCAACGACCAGGCAGAGTTGAACGTCCCGCGCACGCCTGGTCTGAACGTTGTCTATACCCCGAACATGACTCCGCAGCGCAGGTGGCGGCACCACCCGCAAGGGCGGTACATGGGACGTTCAGACCTGGAAGGCTCCGAGCAGCTTTTCGATGCACTGGACGAAACCTATAGCGCGTGGATGCGAGATGTTCGCCTCGCTAAAGCGCGGATCATTGTTGATCGCTCCATGCTGGAAACGCCCGGCGGCAAAGGTGATGAAGGCGCTCCGGCTTTCGACTTGGATCGAGAAGTGTTCACGCCGCTGGATGGCATCGGCTCATTCAAGGACGGCGGCAGCGTCGAGCCTCTGCAATTCCAGATCCGCTGGCAAGAACACCAGCAAACCGCTCTGGACCTCACAAGGCAGATCATCCGCAACGCCCGCTACAGCACGGCAACCTTCGGCGATGTGCAAGACACGGACATTACGGCGACAGAGGTCCGAGCGCGCCAGGCGACCACGGAAACCACTCGCGCGCGAAAGATCCGCTGCGAAAAGCCCGCAGTGCAGGCCCTCTTGGTGAAGATGCTCCGCACCGACCGAGCACTTTTCAACGCCTCCGGCCTGGATGAAACGGACATTAGCGTGGACTTCCCACAGCTCCACCAGGCGACCGTCGCCGATAACGCACAGACTGTGGCCACGCTGCGCGGAGTGGAAGCTCTCAGCCTCCAAACCAGCGTCGAGCTCGCACACCCTGACTGGGATGACACTCAGATCCAGGAGGAAGTCACACGCCTGCAGCGTGAGCATCCGCTCTCATCGCCCGATGACTGGAGGCCGTTCAACTCTTGACGTAGCCGGAAGGGAGACTAATAGCCTTGCTAGACCCTTCCGACTACGCGAACAGCCTCGCCCAGACCGTCTCCGATCTGGTCGCACAGATCGAGATGAGGCTCATCTGGGAAATCGCACGGGACGTGAACCGAGGCCTGGGCGGAGGCACACGGTACGAGGTCGACATGGCCGCCCGTTACGGCGCGCTTTATGCCCGCCTGCAAAAGCAGCTCGGCAAGCCCTGGCAGAACGTCCTCACCACCGTGCAGGCGGCCCTGGATAAGGCAGCCGAAGCGGGACAAGGCATGGCTGAGCGCGACCTCGCGGGCCGCCTGGCTAACCACCCGGAAACCCTCGGCGTGCCCGTCACGAACGTTCGAGCGCTAGAGGTGATCGCCTCAGACCTGCACCGAGTCCTTGCAGACCTGCCAGCCCTGGCACTCAGGAACGCTTTCGACAGTTACCAACAGATCATCTCCACGCCAGCAGCTCTGAACGCTACGGGAGTCCTCACACGCCGCAAAGCGACGCAAGACGCGCTGAACGGCTTCGCGGCCCGAGGCATCGACGGCTTCACCGACAAAGCAGGCCGCACGTGGCATATCGACACCTACGCCGAGATGGCAACGCGAACCGGCGCGGCCCATGCGCTCCGCACGGCCTACGAAGGTGAACTGATCGCCCGAGGTGAAGATCTGGTCATAGTCACCGGCAACACGTACACCTGCAGGCTGTGCGCCCCTTGGCAAGATAAGGTCCTCTCACTCACTGGACTGTATCCCGAAGGAACACACCGCCTGCCTTCAGCCGTGGGCGATGGGTATGTAACCGTCCACGTGGCAGGAACCTTGGAGGAAGCCAGAGCCGCAGGCCTCCACCACCCGAACTGTACACACAGCGAAGGCCTCTACCTGCCGGGTGCGACAGTGATCGAGCCGGGCACGATGGGTGTCAGAGACGCGGAGACCTATGACGCGAGCCAGAAGCAGCGAGCCCTAGAACGCGAGATCCGCAAACAGAAACGCCTACTGGTCGCTGCGATCACCGGCGAAGCTGAAAGTAAAGCCCGGGCAGCTATCCGAGGCTACCAAGCCCAGATACGCGAACTCTTGGCCGAGCACCCCAAGCTGCAGCGAAAGAGATACCGCGAAGCAGTTCCGAAGCCTTCGGGCTTCCACACCTGGACGCGCGTCGCAGGCCCGAAGAAGCCGCCCAAGGGGATCGGCCCAAGACCAGGCCCATACGACCTGCTCCACCACTACGGGAAGCCCGAGCTTCGCGCAGACCTCATTGCCCGAGCAAAGCGCATGGAGACCGTCGCAAGTGACCTCAGCCGCCTCAAAGACTCACTAGGGCGCTGGATGCCAGACCAGATACTCGACCATCACGAAATCGACTTCCTCGAAAGGTTCGAGCGCCTGGGCCACCGTGCGCAATGGATACCACGGGCACCACTAATCCCCGGAAAAGGCCGCAAGTCTACAAACGACTTTGTTTGGCTCGATTTGGAAAACGAGACCTGCGAACTTAAATCGACCGGAGCGAAATACACCTCTATCTCAAGCAGAATCCAGGATGCAGTTACAAAAGCTCTGAAACACGGAGTCACAAAAGACTTTTTCGTTATCGATCTCGGAAAGCGAAAGCTATCGCCAAAGCTCAGGAAGCAGCTTGCCGATTACAACACTGACAGGCAGAGCGGTCACATCCGGAGTCTTTGGGTAATGGCAGAAAACGGAAAGGCGTTTGAAGCTATCGAGCTTAATTAAAATGCTGGGCCTTCAGCCCCCGCGTTGAATCGTGCTGTTATTTCAAGCCTGGCGGAGGGTACCAACCCAGCGCCTTAAGCCTATCAAACCGATCTACGAAAGGCAATCCCCTCATGGACAAATTCAACCCCGCTGACCTCGCCTCGATGCTAACCGCAGCGCTCGAAGCCTCGCAGAACACCTCCGGTGAAGAGACAACCCAGCCCGTATCCGAGGCTGAGGAAACCAAGGCCGAAGAGACCAAGGCAGTGGCTGAGGAAATCAAGGCAACCACTCCCGATCCTGACACCAAGGCTGAGGACACCACCGACGGCCTGCCCTCCGATCCAGAGCAGCTGCGCAAGATGGTTAAAGACCTGCGCAAGGAGGCAGCGAAGGATCGCGTGGCCGGTAAGGAGAAGGCCGCGGATGAAGCCCGCCGAGCCGTCCTCGATGAGATCAGTAAGGCTCTCGGCCTGTCTAAGAGCGACGAAGCCCCGGAGCTGACCGCTGAGCAGCTAACCGCCAAGCTCACAGAGAGCAAGGCAGCTGAGCGCGCCTCGGCTCTTGAACTGGCCGTCTACAAGGCCGCAGGCGACCTCGCAGACCCGGCACGCCTGCTCGATTCTCAGAGCTTCCACGCCGCTGTTAAGGACCTAGACCTTACCGACAGCGAAGCCGTGAAGAACGCCATCACGGCGTTCACGAAAGACCATCCACACTTCGCCAAGACCCAGGCGGTCTCAGGCGCTTCGGCCATCGATAAGCCCGCCGGGAGCGGTGCTGAAAAGCCGAAAAATCTCCAAGACGCTATCGCTCTTCGCTTTAGCTGACCATCCACCTAGAGAAAGGACCGCCTGAAAAATGGCAGCAATCACTCTTGAAGAGTCCAAGAAGAATACCTCTGATGACATTGACCTCAATGTGATCGACGAATTCCGCAAGGAGTCCGCGATCCTTGACTCGCTGATCTTTGACACCGCAGTTAACCCTGCCGGTGGCGGAGCGACACTGACCTACGGTTACCGCCGTCTCAAGACTGAGGCAACCGCTGCAACCCGTGCATACAACGCGGAGTACGCAGATCAGAACGTAACCACCGAGAACAAGACCGTGACGCTGGCCGTCATGGGTGGTTCGTTCTCGGTTGACCGTGTTCTCGCCTCCCTCGGCCCGGCAGCCTCCGGAAGCGTCGCACTGAACATGGCTCAGAAGATCAAGTCAACCCGCGCGAAGTTCCAGGAGCTGGTCATCAACGGTGACACCTCCAAGGATGCGAACGGCTTCGACGGCCTGGATAAGGCCCTCACCTTCTCCTCGACCGAATACGGCAAGGAGAAGGTGACCGACTGGACCGACCTTGACACCAACGGCGCAGCCTTCAAGGCTCTTGACGCGCTCGACGAATTCCTGTCGATGCTCGACGGAACGCCCACCGTGCTGGTCGGTAACAAGCAGGTGCTGGCTCGCGTGCGCGCTCTCCTTCGCCGCGGTGGTGGAGAAGTTGCTGATGGTGATCTGGTTGTCCAA